TTTAGATTACACAAGTTCCTATTGGATTACCACAGGAATTTTCTATTGTATTTCAGCATTATTCTTTGGGTTGTATTTCTTATTACGAAGTAAAAAATGAATATCAAAAAAATCATCAAAAAAGTTCTTAACGAGTCAGTGGAAAAACCACTTATATCAGAACACCTTAATTATCATGTAACAAATGATATACCTCTAAACGACAACATCTTTAGATTTGGTTCAGAGGAGTTTTTCAATGTAATTAACGAAGCTCGTGAGTTATATTTTGAAGGAATGGTTGAATTAAATGAGGACGATGTTGAACTTGTTGAATCTGATTTTGGAAAACAAGTTAAATTATCAAGTGGAAGAGTTATTTACTTGGATACTCCTATGGAAGAAGAGTTTATTTCTGAAGCTGAATATAACGGAAAGAAAGTAGAACTTGGAAAACCAAGAAGAAATACTGGTGGTGGAAAGAAATATGTTGTTTATGTAAAGAACCCATCAACAGGTAGAGTTAAAAAGATTTCATTTGGTGATGTTCATGGTGGATTAACTGCCAAGGTATCTAACCCTAAAGCTCGTAAATCATTTGCAGCTAGACATCAGTGCGCTAAGAAGAAAGATAGATTAACTGCTGGATATTGGGCGTGTCGTTTGAACCGTTTTGGTTATTTGTGGGGTGGTAAAACTTATCCAGGATTTTGGTAATATGAAACCGTATAAAGACAAACAACTTACAGAAACTTCGAAGATAAGAGTTTTCAAATCAGATGTTGATAGTGGTGAACTACAATGGCATCGTGATAGAGAAGATAGATTGGTTGAAGTAATGGAAGGTAATGGTTGGAAGTTCCAATTAGATAATCAATTACCAATCAATTTGACTGAAGGACAAGTATTATTAATTCCAAAAGGAACTTATCACAGAATATTCAAAGGAAAGGATGATTTAAAAATCAAAATTGATTTTATCTAAGAATTCTTTTAACAACCGTATCAATCAATCTTTTTAAGAAATTACCTGAGATGGTAATAAGACCAAATGAAACAAGTGATTTTGTTAACATTTCAGCGTCGTTCATATCCCACACACCTTCAGCCACTGCGTCGTAAATCATAGGAATGATTGGAACAAGAAATGCGTAACTCAACATGTTTGATATACTAAAAGTAATTACATTTAAACTTTTTAAGAAATCAGCTAACGCTCCTTTTAATTGGTTTGCTTTCATTGCTCCTGTTTTAAAAGGTTCTTCCAAACCATGTTCTTTAATTTTTTCAATTAAACTTTTAACAAATGGTTTTTCTTGAAAGAAGATTACCGAAGCAATACCAACGGCAATTAACGAAGCGTCTTTTTGTGTAATATCAGGATATTCTCCATTAAGATACTGCATCACAGGACCCATAAATCCTCCGATTGATGCTCCCCATGTCAACATCATCTTTAAATTAAGTGAAGTGTTTTGTTGAACGTCATGAACAATTTGTTTGGTGAATTCCATTCCGTCTTCCTGAACTTCTTTCACACGTTCATTAACTTCTTCAAACAATAACTTTCTTTGTGATTCAGATATTATATACTTCATTGTATTTATAAATATATGAAACCGAAATTAAATCCTAAATTGAAAGAGGGTGATAGAATTGTCTTAATTAATATGACCGATGAACCGACATTATCTTTTGGAGACAAAGGAACTTTTATAGGTATTCACAGAGGTGGTGGATTTAATCAATATAAAGTTAAATGGGACAAGGGTGGTTCATTATATATGTTAGATGACGATAAATGGATGAAGGAAGAAGATTTCAATGAAATGATGGAAAAAAAGAAAAATAGAAACATCCAAGAAAGTCAGATAAGTGATTTATCTGATGATTCATTTTTATTAAAACATTTTAACATGTTATTCTTAAAAAGATATTTGAATAAACTTCGAGAGTCTAGTGTTGTTAATATGTTTGCCGCCGCACCATATCTTTATATGGGTAAAGAAAGATTAGCTCACGAACACAAGTATAGTGATACCAATGAGGAGTTTGATGAGGTATTGGATATGGCAGACCAAGCTCAAAGAGAAATGGTAAATGGTGTGATTGGTATTCTTGAAGAAGAAGGTAAAGAAGTTTCAGTTGAAAACATCAATTCAAAACTTAAACGTTACTCTCCAAAGATTATTAAATTCTACGCAAAATACTATTAAATCTGAAACAACGGGTTTCTTTCACCAAAATGTCCGCCGACAATATTGTAATAATAATATTCTAAAGCGTCTTCATAAGACATATCTTTTTGTAATGATTCAAGTATCTTATCACGGGAATAAAGTATTCTAACTCCATTTCCAAATTCTTCTACGATACCTGTAATACAATCGTCAAATCCGTCTAATAGGATTGCTCCTTCTGCTAATTCATCTACTTCTTCTCTTGTCATTTGTTTCTGTATTGTTCTAATGTTATACCTTGCGTATCTTTTTCACTTATTTTCATTTTGAAAACAAATCCAGCCATAAGTTTAGTGATTACTTCTTTCACTTCTTCTACCGTATCCCATTGAATACATCCTTCGTGTTCTTTTGAATATTCATTATCAACCAAGTAGTTAACGATTGTTCCACTTTGAAGTGTTAAGAACCCGTGAGCGTATCCTTTTGGGACATATACCGCTTCACCTGATGTTAAAACAAATGTTTTCATCTTACCATAATCATCGCTTTCTTTATCCAAGTTAACGATAAAATCAATTACTTTTCCTTGAATAACAGAAACCAATTTGGTTTGAGCCATTGGTTCTTCTTGGTAATGTAATCCACGAAAAACAAAGATATCATCGTTAATGCTAATATTTGATTGAACCCATTTGTCAGAAAGTTTGATTGGGGTAAAAGACCCACGATGGTCTTTATAAACTGGTTGTGATATTTGATAAGGTTTTTCCATGTGTAAAATATAATAAAAGAATATTATTCAATCAACCGTATATTTATTTAGAAAACAATTACATATGAGAAACGCATTTTTTTTGAATATTACTGAAGAAGAAAAACAATCAATACAAGATAGACATAGAAGTCAATATGATGGTTATGTGTCAAGAGGGAATAATGTTCCTAATGAAACTCCTTTGAAAGTTGAAAACTTAGCTTTGGATGAAAAAGGTATTACTGTTAGTAATATGGGTGAAGTTAAAGAATATACAAACAAAGAAGTTAATAGAAAACTTAAAAATGTTTGTGAAACTTGTGGTGGGTTATATGAAGGTGATATGTGTGAATGTGGTCCTACTATGTATGAAAGTAAATCTACTTGTAATGAGTGTGGTACTGAAATGAAAGAGGGTGAACAATGTGAGTGTGGTACAAGATATTCTATGGAAGAAATTGAAGAAGGAATCAAATTAAAATCAAAGGCACCACTTGTTAAAGAACAAATTAATGAATCATTGAATTGGTTCAAAAGAATTTTGTAAGAAAATGAAAATTAAAGAAATAGTTGACTACTATTATAATCCAAAATCTGAAATCATACAGGTGAGTTTTAGATTGGATGAAGATGGTGAAGACGAAATCAGAGAACATGAATTTGAACTGGACTTTGTTGAGAAGTCCGGTTTTTTCATTTTGGAAAACTTTGATTATGAATCAAGTGATTTTCCTATTGTATACGAAGAAGATACCGATGAATTAATCATCGATGAAGAAGCTGTTGATGAAAAGGAATATGAGGTTGACACAAATGAGTTAAAAGATTTTATGGAAGAATTTTATAGTTCAAACCCAAAAAAAATCCCACCTTCATTCCTATTCTAAATTATCCACTTTTTTTATTGGTCGTGTTATATTTATGTAATAATGGTACATGATGTTGACTTCATAATTTCTTTGCTCAAAAAATTAACTACCGATAACGAAAGAAGAGGTAGTAAAGATGAGTTAGGGGAACAAGACGCCGCACCTTCAGGTGGTGGTGGAACTTCAAACACAAACAAACGAGGAAGTAATTGGAATGAGCTATATGTAACGGTAAGAGGACCTGGAAATATGTTAGGTAAGAAAGGAGAAAAATGGGATTCAGGGATTAAACGTGGTGTCGGTAATCAAGTTTGGTAAAAATGAAAAATAAGAAAAAAGAATTATTAGAAAGGGTTTTGTTATTAATCAAATATGATAATTCCCAAACTTTATCTGAAAATAAATTTTTTTTAGTTGAGCAACTAACAAAACCTATTGATTACTCAAGTGTGGAAAAATCACAAGGAATAAATAGAACACTCAACCCAAATGATTACAAAACCGCTAACGATTACTGTAACAGAGGTTCAGTTAAAGATTTACAATGGGTAAATGATAATTTAAATGGAAGTGACATTTTTCAGGGTAAAAAAGGGTATTGTCGACTTTCAGATAACAAACAAAAAAGTTTATCCCAATCACTTGGAAATGGGGCCGGAGGATTTTGGAATATTCCTATTTTTCCTGTAAAAACACAAGATGAATGGTATGCGGTTTTTGCTGTTTGGTTAGCACAAATGGTTGAAGAGTGGAAATATACTAACTTATATCTAAATAAGTCAGGATATGAAGGAGCTTGTGAAAAAAATAAACTTGGAGTAACTTATTTTGGGGATATATCCCTTCAAGATTTATTATCAGGTAAAAAACAAATTAATACATCCCAAGGAAAAAGAATTTTTAAATCATTATGTTACAATGAAGATTTGGCGGTCTATAAACCTTATAACCAAATAGTAATTAAAAATATTACTTCAGGTTCGGGTAGATTAAATAGAAATTCATTCAAAAGATATAACGGATATATTCCTTCTTATGCGGAAGTAATAAAATCATATGGATTTGCGGGTAATGTGAAAAACATAATAACCGGATTAGACACTGCGAAAAAAAATGATTTCTTTATAGGTGCGACTAATATTAAAAAAGGTGATGTTACAGGTGTGGTAAGTGAGCCTACTACAGGTAGTATTCATGATGTACTTTCTTTATTACAAATTGTAAGTGTAATAATACCTGTTGCCGGTCCATTTATATCTTTAGGTTTAGGATTGGTCGATTCTGGTATTTATTACGCTGAAGGTGAAAAAGAAATGGCGGCTTTAACTTTAGGGTTAAGTATTTTATTTGACTTACCAATTTTAAAAGCCGGATTTGGAAGTATAGGTAAAGGGGCAATATCTAATTTGACTGATGAGGAAATTATTCAGATGTCAAAAGCAATTTTGGAAAATGACACAAAAAATTTACCAAAAAACTTGGATGAAACTCTAAAAGCTCTTGAAAAAGAAATGAAAAGTAATCCATCAGTGAGAAAAGAATATGAAAAAGTAATTCAACAAAAATCAAAAGAAATACTAGGAAACAAACCAGTAGTTGATGGATTATCACCAAATACTAAAGCAGCGTTAGGTAAAGCGGCAGCAGGTAAAATGGCGGGACAAACTTTTGTTGCCGGTACCGTTGGGGCGGGTTTACCTTTAACTGCTAAAGGTGGTTATGAAGTTACCAAACCTTTGATACGAGGAAATATTAAAACACAAGTCGAGGCGGAAGGTTTAAATTGGGAATCGGTTAAAAAAATATTTGGTTCAACAGGAAGTACCGAAGACAATCAAAAGTTATTGGATGCGTGGTTGTTAGGGTGGAGACCAGGACTTGATGTTCCTGAAAAATATCAAACTGAAATATATAAACAGAACCAGAATGCTGAATTAGAAAAAATTGCTCAAGAATTGGTAAAAAGTTTTGGTCTTGAAGAACCAGAAATGATGAAGTCGATTGAGGCTAAAACTCTAACTCCTTTAATCGGGTCACTTTCGAACCCTAAAATTATATCAACAAGGGATTCATTGGAAAATACTTATGATGATTACGATAAATTTTTAGGTCCCGATGAGTAATAGATTGTTTTTTTAAATAAAAGTATATTTATAAATAAAAAGATTATGAAACAAGTTTTAAATGAAGAGCTTTTTAGAATCCAAGAAATAATGGGAATTAAAAAGACATCAATTAACGAAAATTCCCAATTAGAAGAAAATAGTTTAATATCAGAACAAGGTGGTGAAATTGCGGCGTTGTTGAAAGGAGCGTCAGCTGCTGGAAAATTTGAAAAAACGGGTTTGTCGGCAATCGATAACATTGTAAGAGCAGAAACTGAAAGTTTATCTAAAACTTCAAAATATGTGACAAAAACATATGATAGTTTGGATGAATTAGCACAAGCGATTGCTAAAAAAGAAATCGCATCAGAAGTTGCTGAAGACATTGCAACTACAATAATGAAAAAAATAATTAAAGACCCAGATGGTGCAAAAATTGTTGGGAAAGCTTGGTTTGAAGACAATATGGCGTCAGGGATAAAGAAAACTTTGAGTAAAATAAATTCTGGCGCAAATTTACCTCCATCATTACCTATTAAAACTTATAAAGATTATGAATTAATTGTTTCTAAAATTGCAACTGGTGATGCTGACGTTGATGCTGCTTTAAAACAATCTTTAGAAGATGCTTACGGTAAACCTTTAAGACAAGCAAAGACAGATGCTGAGAATGCGATTCAGGAAGCTAAAAAATTAAATGATGATTATGATACTTTAAGAGGTGAAGTTATTAATAAAATAAAAAAAGACCCTGATTTATCTACAAAAAAAGTTGCAAATTGGTTCAAATTATATGATGATAAAGCTAAAAATTTACTTAAAGAAAAAGGTGATTATGATGCTAGAAAATTTTTACTTGAACAACTTCAAAAACCTTCTTTTAAGTCGAAATTTTCGAATATATGGTCAGGTTCTGCGGTAAGTAAATTTTTAGGTAAACTATTTTCAGGTCGAGGTATTATATGGACAGTTTCAGGTTCTGTAATAATTTTAGCTCTTGTTGTATTGTATTATACTTTGGATAAAGGAGGTGAAGTTATTGATACGGCCACAGGAGAATCTTATACTAAAATCAAGAAAGTTTTCCCAATAACTAAAGACGCTTCAGAAAAACTTTTAAATAGTTTTGTAAGTGACGTTAGCCCTGATGAATTAAACAATTTATATTTGAAAAATGAAGGATACACACTGTCCTATGAAACTTCTGAAAATGAAGCTCTTGGTGATATTGAAGTATTAAAAATTGAAACACCATCTAAAACATATGTGTATACTTTTGTAAAAGATACTGAAGCTGTGGATAAAAAAGTAACTCCTAAAGAAAATAGTGATTCTGTAGTTTCTGGTGGAGGAGGTAGTGATAATCCCGAAAAAAATGAATTAGAAACTTTTAAAACATTTGTTAAAGCGTTATGGGGACCTGATAGTAAAGAAACGGATACATATAGTGTTGAAGGAGATACCTACATTGCGGATGATGGTGTTAAACTGTATAAATTTAAAAAAGAAGGTAATTCATTCAAACAAATTAATTAATAGTTAGAAATTATGACTGAATCCAAAAACATATTTGAAACTAAAGAAGGGGGTGAGCAAAAATCTGGTAAAACAGGCGGTGAACAAAAATCTGGTAAAACAGGCGGTGAACAAAAATCTGGTAAAACAGGCGGTGAACAAAAATCTGGTAAAACAGGCGGTGAACAAAAATCTGGTAAAACAGGAGGTGAACAAAAATCTGGTAAAAATAAAGAAGAGGAAATCAAAGTAGAACAAAAAGACAAATTCCCTATTAATAGTATCGAATTATCCAACTTATTTAGAGATTGGTTAAATGATACACAGTATTCCTACGCATCGACTAATAATATCGATAGAACAATTACTGACAAGAAAAAAATTGCTGAAGACAGTATCAAAAACGCTTGGGCTGAATTTGGTGATAAGTATATCAAGTGGTTAGCTGGAACATATGACGATGTTTTAGTTTCAATTGGTTTAGATTTAGACAAGGCTAATTCAGAATGGAAAAAGGGTGAAGGTCAAAAAATTTCAGCTTTCTTACGTCAGAAAGAACAACAACGTTTAGAAAAAACAAAATGTGAACCATGGACATCAGGAAACCTTATTGATGGTCATTTAAATACAAATGATACTATTAGTTTAAATAAATTAACTGAAAAATTTGTTGAGTGGTGTAAAACAAATGGTTGGTTGGATAAAATAGTTACAGCATCTGATTTTTGTGGTTTTAGTAAATTTGAAATTAGTTGGGTTTATGAAAAGTGGCCAGATATTAGTAATGTTGAACATGAACCTTATCAAAATCCGTTAGTAAGAAAACTTGCTCTTCATGAAACTTGGATTGAAGACCAAAATACAGGTATATACAGAAAACAAAATTTATTCAATAAATTTTTAGTTGATACTAAAGAAATAGAACCTAAAGATATTAAAACTCAAAAAATATCTAAACAAGAAAGAGGTGAAGTTCCAGCTGATTTATGGGCTCAATCAATTATGAATGTTGGTGCAAATAGATACAACTGTACTTCTTTAAGGGATGCTCTAAAAACAACTTTTGAAAAAACAGAAGAAATTGAAACAGCAATACAATACTGTAATTCAAAAAACAAAAATTGGTTAGATACAAGTTTGGAAGGAAGAGTTAAAAGTAAACTTAAAATTTTCAAAGAAGGAAGAATGATACAAGAAACAATTACAAACAAACTTAAATCAAAGAAAAATTTGAAATCTTTGAAAGAAAATTTTGAAAAACAAAACTATAGAAAGTTTTTTGATTCTTTATCAAGTTTACAAAAAAACAATACTATAAACGAAGCAACCAATGATGAGTTTGAAAAGTCATTTGATGTTATCTTTAAAGGTAAAGAAACAGAATTTAAAAATAGAGCTATTGAATATATCTTGAATAAGTTAGGTGTATCACAAACTTCAGAAATGGGTAAAAACATTAAGTTGGAGTTAGACAAAATTCCTGCAAAAGATATGTTCAAAAATGAATATGATGTTCCTGAAGCAGTTACAACAGCTGTTGAAAAATCAGCTAACACTGAAATGTCAGACGAAGAAGGTCTTAAAGGTATTGTTTCAAAGTCAATTAA